TTTAATTTTGGTTTTCTTTTCATGTTATATTCAATATAATGAATTTATTTGATATTTGCAAGTATTTATATAAGTATTTACTATATTATTAGTATATTGTTAATATTATCTATCTGACTGTCTGATACCAGGGGTAATATTATTAGTAATAAGCAAATTATTATCTGAATTATCATATACTAAATCGACTACAAAGTACTTATCTCTCATCCTATCTCCATAAGGTTTATTATCTGGACTAGATAAATTACTAGAATTAAATATGTCAGGACTTTCTGAACCTAAATTAATAACTCTGTTACGAGGTATCGCTAGTTTCCAAGTTCTTTCTTTCCTGTTAACATTCCAATTAGTAGGAGTATTATAACTAGTTTTAACTACAAAGTTTTGATAGTCAGTATTTTGCGAAGCATCATATACTCTAATAGCATTCCAAAAATCTGTATATTGATTTACTTTATTCTGATTTAAACTTTGTACATCTAGTGATAAATTATCAAATGTTTTAGTAACTGTTGGACCTTCATTGACTACAAAACTTAATTTACTAGGACTAATAACACCATAATATCTTCCATAATCCCCCACATTCTCCATGTAAATATCACAATCTGTGCCTTTGTTTATATGTGTTGAGAATATCTTATAACCATCTGTTGGAAATAATGTGCTTATTTGGGCATTTTTAAAGCTTACCCATGCGTCTAATTTATCATTATATATAAGAGTCCAATAGTCTTTAGTTTCATTATCTAATACATCTGTAACACATAATATCACTTCTTCATTCTTAAAGTCATAAACAAGTCTAACTCCATTAATTCCTTCTAGTTTGGTATCATAAAATATTGGCTTATCAAAATTATTAATATTATATTTTAAATGATTTTGAAAATAAGAAAACATTCCTTTAATATCAGAGCTTGGACTTACTGGCTGTCCTTCTGAATAATTAAAGAATTTTCTATTAGCTACATCTAACCAAAATAGTTTATAAGCACTCCAAGTAACTCCCCATTGATGTTGTAGTCCAACTTCTGTAGAGATATAGTCATGTCTTTGTAATACATTACCAGTACCAAGTTGTAATGCTGTATTATTTTGATCTTGTAATACAACCCTTGGATTTATTTCCATAATACCAAAAGCTCTATTTTGCCAGAAATACATTTTGTCCTTCATTATTCTCATAGCATTTACTGGACCATAAATACCTTCTACATCCCAATAATTCTCTTGTTTGAATACTCCCCAATTATCAGTTAATTCTCCATTAATCTTAATTTCAGAAGCATAGAATCTATTATCAAATATGTCATTATTAATATATGGATATGGTTTTGGGAAATATACTTGTATATCATTTTCTAAAGCAAATACTCCATTAGAACTATATGTTTCATAGTATTCCCCTGGCAAACTACCTGGATTTGTATAAAATCTATTAACATATCCTCCATATCTTAATTCAGTATTTATTGTTGTCTCTGTTGGAAAAAATTGCACACATGAGAATGGATACAAGGCGTTTCCTCCTGTCATATGTACGGCTGTTCTAATATTTCCAAAATTACAAGCCCATCTTAATGAGTCATACATTTGTACCCATGTATCTCCTCCAAATAAATAGAAAGTATCGTTTACTGAGTTATTTCTAATTGGTCTATATTGCTGACAGGATAGGTATTGGTTATTAGTCCTTGCTACAAATGTATTCCCTCCATATTGATCAGGTAACGATCTTTCTATTGTTACAAAGTATTTAGAAAAATTATTTACTGTACCATCCCAATCTATTGCACTACTCATTCTTATATAAGTAATTGGATTACCTATTGAAAATGATACAGTGGTATCTCTAACATACATTCCTAAGCTAGCATCCCATCTAGCTCCTATATCAAAATTATTAACTGTTCTATTAATAATCCCTTCATTGTCTGTTCCAACACCAGCTGGACTCAAGTATAATGAATTGTCTATTGTTACTTCAGTTGAATAACCACTTGGATTATTCATTGTATAATATTTAAAATAATCATTTATTACACTAGGATAACCACCAAATGTAAAATACATACTGTGTGCTGAATTAACTTCACTTAATATACCTTTTATTTTTAGAGTATCTCCATTACCGAATACCACTGGTTGATTTATATCACACGGATTAGAACTTGTAAAAAAACATCTATTTTCAAAATCTGTAGGAGAACTTGTAAAATTTCCAGCATCATTAAATGGACTAAATGTATTATTATACAATGAAGTTATATATAATTGTTCTGGATTATCATTATCATTGGTTACTGGGTTAATAATCCCAGTAGCAATAATTGTTTTGTCTTTTTGCTCTCTTTTAACCCTAACAATAGAATATCCATCTATCAACGGTATGTATTTATCTGGAATCTTTACTGTAAATTTAATACCTAATTCTCTAACAAATGCTTGCCTATAACCATTATGTGATTTATTATATACTAATCTAAAATCACTAATTGGATCTGTTGTGCCATTTTCGTAAAGTGGATTATTATTATCCTCCCAATAATCAGGGAATTTAATATCTCCAATCCATTTTACATAATACGGTTTTTTAGATTTATCATAAAATTGAATACCAAATCTATAAACTTCATTTCTTTGATAACCTCTTAGTAATGAAGATGTACTATTATATTTTAACCCTGCATTACATTTACCTTGTGCAAAGTTATTAGGATATTGTTGATAATATTCTGTGTTATTATTTTCAATAGATTTAACATCTAGTGTTATATTGTTAGTATCAAAGTTTGGGTTTGTCCATCGCCAAGGACTTAATTGGTCATTAACAATACCATAATTAATTGATGTTGTACTTGCCTCACACTCTGTAGCCATTGTTAAAAACTCATAAGAAATGTGTAATCCTTCCCCTCCTAATGTAACACCATCAGATTTATATATAAATCCTGCTGTAGGAGATGGTTGATATAATGAAGGATTAATAGCATCTGCATCATCTGGTATTGTGTCTAATGTAGCTAATGTATATGTCTCAGTGACTCCATTATTAACTATTGACATTTTAGGATCACTATTCCATCTATAAGCTCTAGCATCGTAATCTAACTCTTGTTGTTCTGTTCTAACATTAGCAACAAAAAGTCTATTATCTTTACTACCTATTGTTTTACAATGTGTAAATACTCCTACAGGGTTTAAAAACTCAGCAAGAGTTACACCAATAGGTACTTCATTGCCTGTATATGTGTAAGATAAAGTATCTTGTACAATAGGTAACTCAGCAACTATAAATATATCTGGAGATGCTGTTGAAGATATCCTTCTAACTACAGCAACTTCTATTGTATTAAAATCTCTATCTAAGTTGGGGAATGTCCAAGTAATTGTTTGGTCTGTTCCAGTACCAGAATCATTACCTACATTCTTTAAAAAGTTGTCTGAACCATTCTTATCATCATATTGTGTTAAATATATGATATTAGAAAGATTACTCCATCCAGTAATTGCTCCTCCTGTATTTTTATATCTGTAAGCACATTGATAAGCACCTATTGGTTTAGATCCTCCTCCACCATTTCTATTAGTCATTATAGGAATATCAAAATCTACTCCTGGAACAATATCTAATTGTGTAACATCTAATGCTAATAAATTAGAGTTAGCAATATTTAATTGTCTAATTTTATTAAAATTATCTGTCCAATAAATTCTTTTAATAGCATCATTTTCATATCTTCCTATTGTTGCTGTTGGTGCTATTCCCCAATATGTTGAAAAGTCTATGTATTGATTATATACTAATGTTAATGTAACAGATAGAGTTATTTTATCATAACTCATTTTCCAAATCTGTCCTACAGAACTAGCATCTGTTAGTAAACTAGAATTATGTCCTCCAGGATTTTTATCTGTACAACAAGTTGTATATAAATAAATATCTCCTCTTAATTCAACACTTCCTATAATATTGTAAGGACCTTGCCTTTTATCTGGTTGTTCTGGTATGTAATCAGTTTTTGGTACTAAATCTCCACTTCCTACACTGTAAGTTATGACAATATCCCCAATATACAAACCTCCAATTAATGAATAAATTACAATATGTGTACCGCTTATATAAGCATTGAATGTTATTCCAAAACCAGTAATGTTTGATATATTAGTATATATATCTTGTAAAGTAGTAGTATCAGTAAATGTTATAAGTGATCCTGTATTACCAGCAATAGTAATTGTACATTTATCATTAGGATTAATTGTTCCTAGTTTAATTTCTTGAACTTGTGGTATTTTAGGAATAGGGAGTTTATATACATTACCTTTAGTATTAGTAATATCAAATGATGTACCTGTACTATCGGAAATTATTTGTATATTATGTCCTTCAATGTAAAAACCGTTTTGTAGTAATTTTTTATCTACATCCTGGTTCATACCTTTGTTAAAGAGTTTTACAGGAGATGAATTATTTTGTTCTTCAGCCATTATTTCAAATTAAATTTTTCTGGTTTATTGAAATTACTAAATCCAGTTTTATAATCATTAGCTGGACTAAATAATCTTTTAATGGTATTTTTAAGACTTTCTAATTGTTGAACATTAGGAAGATTTGCAGAACCTCTTGCAGAATTTACATAAAATAACCAATCTTGTTCAGATGAAGCAACTACTTTATCATTAACTCTACCTTTTCTCCAATTTGCCCTATCTAACATGTATGTTACATAAGCAGTTAGAGCTTTTATATAATACACATCATCAGGTATTCTAGGATAACCATCCTCATCTACAGGTATTCCGTTATACACAATACAAAGTTTTTCATTTGTATTATCATCTAGTCCTATATTAGAAATAATATAACTGTCATTTATATAGAATGTATATAAACATTCACTACCAATGCATCTAGGTATTCTACAATCTTTACATTGATAATTTGTTTGATTGGTGTTAGTTGCCCAATAAACAGGAAGTCCCTTATAACTAATGTCTACTAGTGCCTCAAAGTTGCATGGAAGTTTAGCTTTACCAGAAGATAATTCTAAACAATCTGATATTTCCTCATATTGAGAATATGCTCCTATCATAGATAGTGCCTCAGCAATCCATTCAATTACATCGCTTTCTGGTAATTCTTGATTTAATTGTAAATCTCTGTATATTTTAGCTAATACAGTCTTAATACTTGTATATTTGTATATCATTTTCTTATTTGTCCAAAATATTGTTGTCCATCACCTACATATCCAACAATTGCTCTTGCTGTATCTCTTGCAGGTTTAAATTTAAAAAATGTTTTATTTTTTAAAATAGATGTTCTTTTAATCCACACCCATTTATAAATAAATTTATCATCATAATATAATATTTTATTATGTTTATAAGTTTGCCCCCAATTAACATGTTTTCTAATTGTAGGAGAACTGAATACTCTATGCTTTTTAATTATTTGTAAGTATCCTGCTCTATTTGGTAATTTAATTACATTACCAAGTAATGCTTGTCTGACCACTTCTTTATTACAAAAATTTATAATGTTTTTAAATTCTGTATATTTAACAGGCTTCTTCTTTGATTCTTTACATTTGCCTAAATAGAATTTATACATTTCTAGTGGACCTTTAGTTTTCTTATATTTCCATACAGAACCTTTATTACCAAAACATCTTTTTATTCCTTTATTTTCCATATTATGGTTTAGTTTGTTTATCTTGTTGTAACTGCTTAGCATTCAATCCATTAGCATCATTTGTCATACTAGCAAAACTTTGCATAAATGGTATTATCTTTGTTTTAACTACTATGTCTATAATATTAGACATTAAGTTTAAACTTACTGGGTATGGGCTGTCCTCTGTCATACAAGGTTGTCCATTACAAGTAAATCTAGCTACATCCATAGGATATTCAAATACTCCAGATACACTTACTGATTCCAGCATTTCTTCATTTAAAATGTAAAGATAATCATCTTTAATAAACCATGCTCTCTTTTCTCCAGTATATTTATTATATTTATCATATCTTGATTTAACTGGATTAGTTTTAGATATTACAACACCTAAAGGTGTTACAACACTATTGATATTATTATCTTCCCACGTATCTATTGTACTTGGTAATCTTTGTTTACTTTTTAAAACTAAACAACCACTTGTTACTTCACAAGGACAAGAAGAACTATCAATTTGTTCTAAATCTACACAATTTATATATTGTATCCAGGAATCATTAATATCATCTCCTTTAGAGATACTTTGAGATATTAATATTGCTCTCTGTTCTTCAACCCATTGTCTTACAAGTTCATAGCTTGCTTGACTATCGTTTGGTACAGAACCTCCATTGGCCATTTCTAGACATTGCCAGACTAATTTATTTAATGTTGTATTGTTCATTCTTTATTATTTTGTTGTGATTTTAGATATAAACTTGTTCCTATTGCTGGAGGTACTAAGTTAAATACTTTAATCTCTCCAGGATGAGCCCATTGTCCTCTATCATCTTTTATTACACCACCTTGTTTTTTATTTTTTAAATATTTATCAAGATAAGGTTGTACTTTTTCTTTAATTGGATCTATTGCATATTTTTTATAAGCATCCATCATTTGAGGATATCCAAGAGCAGATAACCATCCAGCATATCCAAGACCATACCCATGTTTTTCTAATAAACTTTGAAGATGCCCTCCTTGTGTAGACCATTGAAACTTATCATTTAATAACTTTTGTTTATCTATAGGAATATATCTATTAGAAAAAGGAAGTCGTCTATGAAAACTTAATCCTTCATCTTGTATTGGAATATCTACAAGTTTTTCTCCAGACTTTGTTGCAATCAATACACCATTTCTATTACTAGGATTAACATATCCTAATTCTGTGCCTGGATTATTAAAATCAAATTGTGCAGCAAATACACCTTTATAATTTTCATCTGGTTTTTCTAAAGCTGCCCAGTTTCCTTCATTAACAATTTGATCTTTTCCCATTCTTAATGCTGCACCTCCTTTTGGACTTAATGTTTTAGTATCCATTACATGTTCCATGGTATTACCAAACTTTCTAAATGCAGATCCTGATCTTCCTAAATTTACACCGTATCCTGGAATAAAGTTTAAAGGACTTCCTGTAAAAGGTCCCATATTTTCTACAGTTGCTCCCATTAAAGGTATCCTCATAGGATGAGGTAACATTGGAGTTAATTGATCAGCTATAGCTAATGGATTAAGTCCTGATTGAACAGGAGGAGGAAGTGTTCCTGCAGAAACTTGTCCAGGAACTTCTACAGGTTTATATCCTCTTAGCCAATCTTGTTTATAGAATTTTACACCAGGATTTTCTATAGGTATTGGTACTTTTGATTGAGCCATATTAGCTCTTGGAAATGAAGATATTGGATGATTTAATTCTTGTCCTGTTAATTCTGCCATATAAGGTCCTTTATAACCAACTCCTCCTATAGGTTCTCCAGATCTTGTAACATATCCATAATTTCTTCCATCCCAAGGATGTTTCATACTAAAATAAACATCATCAAATTGTTTAAGTTTTGGATTAGCTCTAATTACTCCACTTTCCATAGCATCTGCAAATCCTTCATTTCCTAACATTCTATAATAAGCTTCAGGATTAGGTTTGAATGCCCAAGGATTATATTTATAAAGATTTGGTATTCCTTTACCAACTAATGGAATCATACTTGCAGCATCAATAATGGCCTTTTTATAATTATTGTTATATAAATCAGGCGCTAAATTTGCTATTCCCTCTATACCTCCAACTACTGTACCAATAGGTGTAGCATATGTAACAGCTTTAAATACTGGATTATTTATACTATTATTAACTCCCTCTTCTAAATATTTCTTACCCTCTGGTGAATTAATAAATTTTTTAGTTTTATCTTTAAGTATTTGTTCTTGTGCTAATCTAATACTTTCTGCATAATCTCTTTTGGCTTTTTCTTCAGCATTAATATTATTACGATAATCTAATAGGTTACCTTTTAAATAAGGATTTTCTGGTTTTTGATATTGAGTTTGTACAGTCTCTGAAGATGGAGGTAATTGTTTTGTTGGAATATCATTAATATTATATGTTCTATGAGGACCTGTAGATCCTCCATCTGGATATTTATCTAAATCATTATAACTCTCAACCATATCCCTATAGGAACTATTAGGATATGCTTTTTTATACATGGACATATAGTCCATTCTATCTTTTACACTTAATTTTTTATACATATCATATTTAAATTAAAATAGGGCCATTACAGCCCTATATACAATATAATGATTTTTATTGACAAAGTCAAGTATTTATCAATATTTATTTTTTAGAGCTAAATATTTTAACGCCCACCCCAATATTAATTGACTTGTCTAATATTCCATATTTACTTGTGACTAATATTCTATTAACTCTTAAACCTATCCCAGGATACATATTAAATGAAGTTTGACTACCTCCTAATTCCCCTATTGCATATAAATCCCATTTATTAGGTTGAATAATTACATTATTCACTGTTTTTGTGACAATAGAGGAGTCTTTAATTATAATTGGTACTTTGAGTTTATAACTAATATTTGAGCTCTTTAAAATCCCTAAAACAGAATTTTTAGAATATATATCTAATTGTAGATTTTTTAAAGTATCTGAATACTCTCTAATACTGTCACAAACATTAGTTGCTCTAATATGCGTTGTGTCCAAATATACATATACTGGCTTGGTATTATACTTTGTTTTAAATTGTATTAAAGTATCTTTTTGATATATAGTATCATAATGGTGTTCTACTTCTGGCTGGTATTCTGTTTTGGTTACAGTTTTTCCGCAAGATTTTACCATTAATAATATTCCTATAATTAGGAAGCTTCCCAATATAATATAATTTTTTATTTGTTCCTTTATTTCCATTTTAAATATTTCCTGTTTGTGTTACTTCATTATTTTTATACTTCCATTTAAACCCGCCAGCTGTTTTATATCTATTTTTATACTTTCCTTTGCAGCAACAGCTTATGTCGGATGGTGTTATTTTTAAAGCTTTACCAGCATCAGTAGCAGAATCCCATTCACTTATAAAATTATTATATAAATCCAATTGTATAATGGGTATTTTATTTTTATCAGTTATTCTTTTTACTAATTCTTTAGATCTATTTTTATTAATAATAGACATTTTATTTTTAGTTTCTTGAGAATGTTTTCTTCCCTTACTTCTCATTGACATCTTTTGTCGTGTTTCTACTGAAGGATTCTTGTGTTTAATTGACATCTTTAATCTAGTTTCATCTGAAACTCTCCTACCCATAGCTGTTAATTTCATTTTGTTTCTAGTTTCATCTGAAATATTTTTAGCAATAAAACTTAATTTTTTTCTAACTTCGTCTGAAGGATTATTATTACCTTCTCCACCGTCCGACATATTACATAATTTAAATCCTAAAAATTTAAAGTAAGAAATATAAAACATTTCTTCACTGAATGCTTCCTTCTCTGTTATATCTTCAACTAACTTTTGAGATATAAATCCATGTTTATTTACAATGTTTTTCCAATAATTATTTCTATTCTTTTTAGAATTATGTCTATAATCTTTACCTTTACCTATATAAAAAGGAGTACCATCACTAAGTTTATAATGTACATATACATAGTATACATTATTCATCTGAAAAGAAATTTGTTAAAATTTTACCAAGCACTCCGAGTACCATTGACGTTATTTGTATGCATTTCCCCCACTCATCTATTATAGCATATGATGTAAGTAATGTAGAAAGTCCTAATAAACCATCTCCTAATTTTCTCATTTTTTTAGGAGTTTGTTTATAATAATTTGCTGTTGAAAGTTTCATATTAATATATAACCTGAAGAATCTACTTGTTTATTATTTATTTTTTCTAAACATTTTTCTGGTGTTAAACCAAAAACTTTTTGAACATGAGGATTGTCAAAATAACCTCTGTCACCATGTTCCCATCCTAAATTTAGAAATACTTGTACTACTTCATCCCAATCTTTTTTCTTATCATTATTAGAGTCTTCTGTTATAGAGAAACTTATGTTTCCGTCTTTATGTAATAAACAAAAATCTAATGCTAATCCATAATTATGAAAAGATTGCCCTCCTTTAGCATTTGTTACTATTAGTCCTGGTTTAGTTCTTCCTTGGGCATATAAAGCATTTTGTTCATCAATTGTTCTTAATCCTTGTGTAATTCTAAAATCAATTCCTAATGAATTAGCTTTTTGAATTGCTATGGTAACATCACTTCTTAATTTAGGATGTAACCTTGATAATCTTGTTATAGTGATGTTATCCATTAGCTTAATGACTTGCTAGTTTTTCTAATACTATTTCTCTAAACTCTCTCATTTCCTTTGTATATTCCTTCATTTCTTTAGTATTATCATCTAATGATCTACTAAGTCTTTCAAAATGATTTGTTAATTGAATATGTTTATTTTCATGATCATTTTTTAAAACATGAAGATCTCTTTGTGTTTCTATACCAAGAGATTCTGATGCTTTTAACCTATCCATTGTTTGTGTTAAAAAATATCCCATAAATCCTTCAATAATAAATCCTATAACTCCAGCTACGCCTATTATTAAATCCGTACTTGAAAATTCTACATTCATTATTATCATAAATTTATTGTTTAAATATGCTATATTGTTTTATTAAATAATAGTAATATATATTAATTGATTTTAAATCCCTATAAGTTATTGGTATAACTCCATTATTAGAGCTAGAATCATATAAATTCAATATTCTTTTTTTTACATTATTTAACATATTGTACTATTTATAGTATTGAACATGTAAATAAGTTAAATCTCCAGTTATACCAACTATTTGAAAATTAGTAAGATTTTCTGTCATAGATATATCAAATGTACTACCATTAGATAATGGAATACCATGTGTAAGATCAACTGTTGTTTGTAAAGTATTTAAATATCTTGCTACATCTCCACTTCCATCAGATTCTATAATTAATTCTGCATATTTAGCTCCATTTGGAATAGTTAGAGTCCTAATCCCACCATTAGATATTTTAATCTTTTCATAACTAAAAGCAATATAATCATTTATTGCTTTACGGAGTAACCCTTCTAAATATGATTTACTTTGATTACCAAAAATTGTTCCTATGCTATCTGCCATTTTATTTATTCTGTTATATATTGAAATCCTAATGTTTGAAAACAACAACCTGTTAGTTTTTCAATGTTGTTAATTATTTGTTTTATTTGATCTTCTGTATAACAATTATCTGTATTATCAATACCTCCTTCTAAACCAGATATTGTACTTTCTAATGCTGTCCATGTAGTGTGAAAAGATAACTCCCCATTATCAGCAGGTATTTTTGTAATATCAGATGTAATATCTATTTGCTGAGATAAACTGTTATATACAGCTGTATAATCTGATTGATAATCATTTATATTAATAGCTAATTGTTGCATTGTGGCAACAGGATCATTTGAGTTAGTGGTTACACTACCAATTGATACATTATTAACATAAATTGTTATAGTAAATAATATATGTCTTGAATTAGCATTATTTGTTATCTTATAATAACCACTACCACCAGTGTACACATTGTAGCACTCTAATGCCTCTATATATTCTTTAAATAAGAATAATTTGTCTTGTAAACAATCTATACATTTCCCACCATACTTGAGTTGCTTAACAAAATCATCACACATTTGTGTGTAATAAAT